AAATTTTTTTATATTTATAGCAGCATTGTTGTCCCTGTCGTGTATAGAACCACATTTTTTACAAGTCCATTCTCTATCATTTAAAGTTAAATCCTTATTGATTGTCCCACAAACATTACAAGTTTTTGATGATGGATCAAATCTTCCTATTACACTTAAATTTTTTCCATACCAATCACACTTATATTCAATCATAGATTTAAATTCACTCCAACCCATATCACTAATTGCTCTTGCTAATTTATGATTTTTAACCATTCCAGACACATTAAGATCCTCCATACAGATTGTATCATAATTATCAACCAAGTATCTGGAAATCTTATGTAAATAATCTTGTCTTTGATTACGGATATGTTCGTGTAAAAGAGCAAGCACCATTTTTTGTCTTAAATAATGATTTGATCCTTTGATTTTTCTTGCTAAGGATCGCTGCTCAATCCTTAGTTCATTCATAGCAGATTTGAAGAAATCTTGGTTCTTGAATTTCATTCCATCTGAAGTTATTACAAAATCTTTTATTCCTAAATCTAAGCCAATTGAAGTTGAATCATTTATTTTTTTCTTTTCTGGCTTAGATATATTATTTTCAACTAATATGGACACATAATATTTATTAGTTATTGATTTACTAACAGTTATAGTTTTAATTTCTCCTTTAAATTCTCTATGTAGATCTATATTCACATATTTTAATTTTTGTATGAATATTTGTTTTTTATCATTTGATAAATGAATTCCTTGAGGTAATTGAAATGATTGTTTTCCATATCTATTTTTAAATTTAGGAAAGCCATATCCTCTAAAAAAATTTGTGTAAGCATTATCTAAATTTCTTAAACTCATTTGTAATGCTTGTGCGGGTGACTCATTTAACCAAGGACATTCTGTGTCCTTTAATTCTTTAACTTGATTCGATAAATTAAAACAAGTTAAATTAACTTTATTGCCTAAATATGCTGAAATTTTAGTTTCTAAACCAAGGTTATATACAAATCTAACCTGACCAAAAATTTTAGCCATTATTTTCTTTTGATCTTGATTAGGATATATTCTATATTTATATGACTTTAACAAACCTACAAAATAATTATTTTTCTGTAAGTATATATAATTAAAAAAATCTCATTTTTTCTATAATAAAATAAAAAGAGTTACTAGTCCGGCAATAAATAAAAGAGGTGTGAAAATCACAATAAATCTTGCTAATGTTTTAAGATTCATATATTTAAACTTAAGCACAATTTTTATATTATTATTATCTATTTGCTTAATATTTTTTGTATCTAATTCTACATATTCTAAAATGCCTAAATCAAATAAATATTTATTTATCTCAACAACATGAAGTTGTACCATGTTGTCCATATAATAATATCCATATTTATCAATATTTTCTTTATCCTCAAATGGCAAATTTAATACAGTATATAATCTATAAATCCAATCATATTGAATTCCAAGTGGATTTGGGTTATTGTTGATTCTAGAATCACCTAATATTTTTTTATTCTTTTTAAGCAATTTCATATATCTATATAAATGTAAAAATCTCCTCATGATTAAGCTTTATTTTTATATATTAAGGAAAATAGGTTCTATTGCTAATATATAGCAATATTTTTAAATAAAGTTTAGGAATTAAAAATTATATAGAATGAAAACTTCCATTTTGTGATGGTTGATCGATATAATCTAGAAATTGATATAATAGAGATTTAATATCAGATATATCGCTATAAAATTGTTCTTGTTTCTTTTTTTCTGCCAAATTTTCTTCATTTTTATTAATTTCTTTCGTTTGTGCAGAAATTTGTGGTACAGTTTCATATAAAGATTTAATAACTGATAATAAATTTGCCTGTTCTTCTGGCATTTTATTGACAATTTTAAGTGCAGAATTATGTTTTTCTATTGATTGCAAAACATTTCCTAATTTAACCTCATCTATTATACTTATTAAAAACAAACCTTTTGACATATCTAAAAAACCTGTCAAACTACCATTAAGAGTATTTAATGATGTTGATAAATTTAATAATGAATCTGCTAATTTTTTAATTGCATTAATTTTTACATCAAAAGAAAATAATTTTTCTGGCATTTTATTCAAATATTGTAAAAATTTATTAAAACTTTGAATTGCATTATCAGGAACAGGTTTCAATTCTCCCAAAACCTTAAATGCAGATGCAATAGTTTTAATATTATTAGCAAACATAAGATCAATACTACCAAAATTAGATACACCTTTAGATATTTCACCTAAAGCGAGTCTCATATTCATCATACTAACTAAAAATGAAATTGGAACCTCTGGCAAAGATGTAAATGATGTAATAGCCGGAACAATAAAATTAATAGATTGTAAAAATTTCAAAGCTTCCTCCTGAGAAGTATGCCAATTTTTAATAGTGTTTCCCATAGTAATAATATGATAAGCTAATTGATCACTAAGTAAATTTGTTGGAATTTTAGAAAAATCATTTTTAGATATCATTTGCATCCAAGAATTAAGTGCAGGTATAATAAAACTATTAGAATTTAAAAACTCTGCTGCCTTTCCAGAATCAAAATCACCTTTATTAACAATATTAGACATTGTTATCATGAGATATGAAACAGAGTCTGTATAATTTTTTGATGGATAAAAATCGTATTTTCCTGTCGTTAAAATCCATGAAACCTGAGTCATACTTCTTGCTAACGACACCAAGGGATCACCTTTATCTGCACTAAAAAATGAAAAAACACTTGATATAAATTTAGAAGCACTAGACATAGTAGTTATTCCTGCAAATGCTATTAATGCTGCACTAACACCTGCTGCCCATCCCAATGATGGATAATTATCATTCCATTTACCTGCTTGTAATTTCCAAGATACATTTACCATACTTTGTGTTAACGTATCTAATGGATCTTTATCACCTGAAAAAAAATTCAAAATTCCACTTACTAATTTACTTGCAGATGCTAATGTTGTAACTGCTGCAAATCCCATTAAAGCTAAACCAACACATGCAGCCCACTCAACAGAAGGATAATTATCGTTCCATTTACCTGCTTGTAATTTCCAAGATACATCTACCATACTTTGTGCCAACGTAGCTAATGGATCTTTGCCTGTAAAAAGTGTAGTAACAGCATTCATAATTCCACCTATTGCAGCTGCAATAGCAACAAGACTAAACGCACCTAATGATGCACCAACACCTAATGCCCAATCTAATGATGGATATTCACCATCCCATTTACCCTTATCTATTATATAAGAAACACCAACCATAGATGCAGCAACTGCAAGCATCGCAGGTATTCCTACCCAAAAGAAAGGATTTGTTGCAACGAATCCTAATCCGATTTGAAGTAAGCCAAAAGCTAAAATTGCTAGCCCTGTACCAAGCGTCCACATAAATTCTGGATACTTCATTTGTGTTGGTAGATATGAAAATATCCAAGCAACACCTAGTATAGCACCTGAAACAGCCAATACTGCTAAACTACCTTTAATAATTTGAGGTATACTCATTTTTCCTAGAAAATAAATAGCAGGAGTAAAAATCAAAATTGATAATCCAATAGCTAAACTACCAACTAATAATTTTATAGGATCCTTTATTGGTACAAAAGCTTGAAAAATAATACTTGCAATAACAATACCACCTGCAATCAAAGGAATCATCACAGGTAATGATAACATTTCTTTCCAAGTAACATTTTTCATTCCTTTTAATGCTAATCCTATACCAATTGTTGCAATACCTAATGCAAGACCAACTAAAGCGATAGAAAACACTTGGGTTAATGATAATGTCTTAACGTCTTTTAAAATATATGATGCTTTTACAAGTCCTAATGCTATCAAAGGCAATATAATAGGAATTAAAGGAACAATTATTAAGGATTTAAGATTAATTTTTTCTAATGATTTAAATACTAAATATGTTGCAATTCCAAGTGAACCACCAACCAGCATCATTGATATTCCTTGCATTAATGTAAAATTTGGAAATGCCTTTAAAATATATGCAGATGCTACTAATCCAACAGCCATTAATGGCAACACAGATGATATCATAAAAATTTTTTTATAATCTAGTCCTTTTATATCTCCAATCTTCTTATATGATATTGACATCATCAACATTGCACTTGATAATGAAATAACAGATAAAAAATCAACCTTTCCAATAATTTTAAATGCCATACCTAAGGCTAAGACACCAGAAGCAATTAGAATAACTACTTTTATGCCGTCAACAATTTTATTTTTGTTCTTCGGATCTACAACACTATCAAACATTCCAGTTTCTTTTGCCTTTCTTGCTGCTTTAACCTCTTTCAGAATAGTTTCTGTGTTATTTTTAATATTATGTGTATCCTTTCTAACTTTCTTTAAATCATTAACAATAAGTTCTAAGCTATTAGGTATGTTCTTAAGCATTTCATTAACAACATCAGATTTGTCTATTTTTTGTTGTTCTTTTAATGTTTTAACGACATCACCTAATGCTGCTGTAAAATCTTGTAGAGCATCAATATATTTATCATCTATTTTAGACATTTATGTTATTTGTTTATTTGTGTTCTGGCTTTTTGAATTTGTGAAGAAAATCTACCAGGTTTCTCTGATTTTTTAAGTGATTGATTTAAATTGCCAATTTGTTTTACGGTTTTATCGAATTCTTTAACTTGATCTTTATAATCATTAACTTGTGTTTTTACATCTTTTTGATTTTCAGGTTCTAAAGTTTGAATATTATTCAATAAACCTTTCTCTATAATATCTTTTCTAGCAACAATTTGTGCTTTTTGTTCCTCAGTTTGTTGTAAAATTGTATCTACTTCTTCAGTTGGTGTTTGTTGTTTTTGATTTTGTTGATTATTTGTAGGTTTATTAATTAAATTAGGTTTTTTTGAACCTTTTGATAATGAATTTAAATAACCTTGTGGTGTATTAGGATTATTCATTTCTAAAAATAATTTATAATCATTTAAATATTTCATAGTTATTTAGATTTTTTTATCATATTTTGAGTCTTCATTGATTTTTTATTTCTTTCATCTATTAAAGCTTTTATTTCTTTATATTGATTTTTAAATTTAGGATTTCTCAATTTCTTCAACAAAGTTGCAGTATCATCTTTAGAAAAAGGTCTTATATTTGAAGCCGTAATGGCAGATGGCGCTGGTATAGTAGGTACAATTGCATTCACAGGAGGTACAATATTAGGTTTATTGTTTCTATCATCCCTGATTTTTTGATTATAAACAGATACTTCCTTCATATCTCTTGAATTTGTTTCACTAAATTCTTCTATTTTATCTTGTAATAATCCCCAAAAATCTTCAAGATTATCACGAACAGTGTCATATTCTTGTTTAAATTTTTGAAAATCAAGTTGTTCTAATATGAAATTTGCATATTTTATCTTCATTTCATTTTATAATTTTTTACATTTTACTTGTAATCAACTTAAGATTATCTTTCATTTTATCATCTAAAAATCCTGGTACATTATGATCAAAACTACAGAAATTTAATTCATTTGAATTGTTAGATAGATTTAAACTTTGTGTCCAATTATTGATATCTGGATCTATGAATTTATGACAAGATTTTGTGCTGACTGTAGTTAAATAATTTTTTATATCCATATTCTTTATAAGATCATCAGTTATTGTTATATTATTAAATTTTTCATTTGGCTTACAAATAAAAAATCCTTTTTTTCCATCCTTGAAAAATATATGATTGAATACTATAACTTTATTAGTTTGTGATTTTGATGAACCAGAAGGAAATTTAGTATTTTTATTCATTAAAAAATAAATATTAATTTGTTTAAAATTAATAGCGACATTATCGGACATTCTACCTTTAAAAATTTTGAGAGATTCATCATCGACAATAGTAAAATTACTAGCATCTACATCAGTAAATGCTTTTGTCACCATAAATAAATAGAAATCTGAACTAGTTGGTTTAACAGGTGCAATAGAAGTCATGAAATTATAATTATTATAACTAAATGAATAAAATGACCATGCGCCAGCTAAAGAAGATAAAATTGCTTCATTTTGTTCAATTGGTAATTTTTCTTGAACCACAGCAACGTTCTTTTCAAAACTGATATTTGAAACATTCTTTTCTATTTTTTGATTTACTTTATCATTATTTAATTTGCTTCCAAAATCATCTTTAGTTATATCAACACTTTGAATATCCATTATATTTGTAAATCCAGCATATACCTTATTCACTTCCTTGTTCCATCTTAATCTCAAAGCTTCTTTATTATCATTGCTGCCTTCTCCTTTTGTCGGTAACATTAATTTTTCTGCTGAACCTTGAATCATTTTTAAGTTATAGGGATTCACATAAGTAGATACCTTTTTTCTAATATTTATATCACCATACTTTTCTTTTGATAATTTGTATTTAGTTATATCACTATCATCAATACCTTCATCTAATTTTTGAATAGTTTTTTCTATTTCTGCAAGATTTACGTCATTAATTTTAACCTTAAATTCTTCACCTTTATCATCTTTGAATTTATTTTTATCTCTCACAGTTAATATATCACCAACAGTGACAGAAACTCCAAGATTTTGAGAAACCCCTTTTGCAACACTAACTTGTCCAGCTCTAGGTTCTTCTGGCTTAATTTCAACTGTTGCTCCTTCCTCAATTAAATATTGAAAATTTTCAGCAATTGCAGATCTTTGAACTTCTCTCATAGCATTAATTATAGCATAATTCATATATACTATTTCTATTCTCTTTTTTTCTTCATCATTCATATTATCATATTCATTGATATGATTCTTTAAAAATGCTTCTGCTTGTTCTTTCGCGCCTTTAAAACTAGGAAATCCATTAGATAACAATTTAGTAGCAGACACCGTTTCTAATTTTTTATCATAATAATAAGAAATTGTACCTTTAACTGTATCAACATCATATGTCTCAATAGATGTTAGTATTCCTTGTCTAATAATTGTAAATTTATCACCAATTTTAATAAACTTGGTTTTAAATCTTTCTTGAAAATTTTTAACAAATTCAGGATAAGCAACTGCACCCAAACTCATTGCATCTACACCAGGATCATCAGACGTAGCAACAAATTGATATTTTTCTTTACAAGCTTTTTCAAGTTTTTCAAAACTTATTTTTGCTGGAGCAACTTCTGGATTTCCCAATTTTTTTAATTGTTCTTCTAATTTAATTAATTCTTCTTGTGAAATCTTTAATCCTTCTCTTCGCTTTTGTAATTCAGATTTTTGTGAATCTATGAATTGTTGTTTTTTTAATCTTTCTGCCTGAGTTTTAGGAGGATTATCATTTAAATTTCTCTCATTTTGTTGTATATTACTCTCTTTACTTTTAACTGCATTTCGATCTTCAATAATATCTTTCTTTAATATTTCAATTTTTTTTATTAACTCTTCCCTACTCATAATAGGTTCTTTTGCTTGAGTTTGACCAGTTGTTGTTCCTGATAACGAATCATCTTGAATAAAATTTGATTCATTATCATCACTACTTTTAATTGTTGACCCACTAAACATTTGACCACTTCTTAAATTTATATCATTATCAAGACAAAATAATATTGTACCTCTCATCAATTCATTAATTAATTGTGCTATTAATCTATTAATTATAAAATTTTCTTTTGATTTTCTCCATAACCAACCAATACCTTTGAAAATACCATTAAATAATTTTCCAAGTAAAGAATCTTTCAATTTTCCAGTACTAGCAAATCCATCATTAGAGCCAACACCACCACCAGTAGCACCAAAAACTTCATTAATCTTTAAAAAATCTTTACGATTATGAATATTTTTTAATTCCATTTCATCTAATATTTATTTTTTGGATTTTCAATCCATTATAAGAATATTTCTTACCATAAAGAATAAAATAATCATTTTCAAATTTAACTGGTGATTTTCCTGTTTTATCTATACTAGAATCATAAATAATATCTCCATTTATACTTAAAGAAAATTTCTTCAATTCCTTAATATAAGATTCATATAATTCTTTATTTGATTTAACGATAGGTTTAGAGATAGGCTCTTTTTTTACTAAAACTTCTTCTTTAACTAATTTTTTTAACGATTCAGAAGGCTTGTCCATAATTAATTCCTCATTTTCCCCAGCTATATACTGATATTGTTCAGTAGATTCTCTTTTTTTAGAAACCACTTTTTTCTTTACATCTTCTTTGTTTAATTCTTCTGACATAGTAGAGTTTTTTCTTTATATATAAAATTTTGTAATACCTGAAATATATATAAAAATTAAAAATTAAAATTTTATATATAAACATATGAAAAAAAGTAAAGTATGGGTAAAAAATTAACAAATGAAATTTTTATAGAAAAGGCTAGAATAAAACACGGCAATAAATATGATTATTCACTTGTAGAATATATAAATTATGATCAAAAAATAAAAATAATTTGTCCAGAGCATGGTATATTTGAACAAACACCAAGATGTCATATAAATAGTGAATGTTTTAAATGTTACATAATTAAAAAAATAAAAGGTACTGCAAACTTTATTAAAAAGGCAAAAGAAATTCATGGTAATAAATATGACTATTCATTAGTTAATTATAAAAATAGATCAACTTCAATTCAAATCATATGTGAAAAACATGGAATATTTGAACAAATACCATATATTCATTTAAAAGGCTGCATTTGTTATAAATGTTTTGCCAAAAATAAATGTGAATCCACTGAAGATTTTGTATATAGATCAAAAGAAATTCATGGTAATAGATATGATTATTCATTAATTAAATATGAAAATGTTACTAAAAAAATGAAAATAATATGTAAAAAACATGGCATTTTCAAACAATCTGCCAGTTCACATCTAAGAGGATTTGGTTGTCAAATTTGTAAAAATTCTAAAGGAGAAGAAAAAATTTCAAATTTTCTAAAAAACAAAAACATAAAATTTAAAAGAGAAAAAAGATTTGCTGATTGTAGAAATATACTTCCTTTACCATTTGATTTTTACTTACCTAAATATAATATATGTATAGAATTTGATGGTGAACAGCATTTTATTGAAAAACCTGAATGGAAAAACTCCTTATTAGAAATACAAAAACGAGATGAAATAAAGAATATATACTGTAAAGAAAATAACATTATCTTACATAGAATTAATTATAAGGAAATTAATAAAATTGAAGAAAAATTAAATGAAATATTCAAATGAAAGTATTAAAATATTCAAGATATTCTTTTTTAAATAGCATTAATGAAGGCTCAGAATTCCAACAATTTCAATTTGGTCTGGAACCTATGGGTACACAAGGCGGTGGAGGTCAATATGCTTTTGCACAAGATCCACATGCATCATATTATAATTATCAGGATAGCCCATATTGTGATTTTTATGCCCGTCAATCTGGTTTGGTTGCTAATTTAAATCAAATTATGAAAGGAGTAAAAAGTCAGAGTGATTTAATTGAAAAAGAGCCAGATGCTTTCTTAGAAGATTTAGATTTATTTAAAAATCTCAAAATATTAAGGATATTTGAAAATAATAATCTAAAACTTGATGTTTTTTTATCTTTTCAATACGATGAAAATGAATATTTTGCGGCATATAGAAATTTTAATGGTTTGATTAGACCTAAATTAGAGTCTGAATTATTTTATGAACCAGAATATCAATATAGATTTGATAATGCTTATAAACTTAAATTAAGTAATTTCTTTTATAAAAAATTAGAAAAATGGTTCATTCCTGAAAAAGGACTCTATAAAAATATGAAAAATGAAAATAGAGTTAAAGATACAATGGGCAAATTATATGAAATGAATGCCGACCAAACTGTTGAAGTTCTGGGATATAATATGAATAGTGATAATAAACCTTATGTAATAATCAAAGTTAAAGACCATACATATCATGTAGAGGGCAACAATTACTATTATTTTAAATGGTGGTTTGAAAAATTAAATTAAAAAATGAGAATTAAGTTATTTGAAGAATTTGAAACTGAAAAAAGTTATACACCAGAAGCAGAAAAACTTTTAAATGAGATTGAATCACTTATGGATGTAAAACTTCCAGCAGATTTATTTTATAATTTCTAAAAAGATCCAAAAGAAAAACTGAAAAATTAATTAAAGAATTGAGTGTTAAAGGCAATTAAAATAAGACTCTATCCTACTGATAATCAAATCATTTATATCAATAAATTACTCGGATCATCTAGATATGTTTATAACCAATGCCTTAACTATAAAATCAACGAATATTTACTCTGGAATAATGCTACAGGAATAAAAGATACAGGAAAATACTTAACAGAATTAAAACAGGAAAAAAGAATGGTTGAAAGAAAGCCATTCAAAGGTTTTACAACAAAGCCTTATTAACCTTGAAACTGCTTATAAAAATTTCTTTAAGTCTGGTAGTGGTTTTCCTAAATTTAAATCAAAGCACCAAAATCAATCCTGTAGATTTCCTGTTGATGCTATTTCAGGAGTTAAAGGCAATAGGATCAATATAATCAATGCTTTAAAGGATATTCATTATAAATGTTCTAGTTCAGATGAAAAATATTTAAATAAAAACCAGTCAGCAATAAAATCAGGAACTTTAAGTAAAACAAAATCAGGTAATTATTATTTCAGCATTTTGATTGACAGACCCAATAAAACCATTGAAAATACTGATAGTCATATAATTGGAATTGATTTAGGAATTAAAGATTTCATCGTCAGTTCCGAAGGAACCAGATATGAAAATTTAAAATCTAAACGATTGAATAAAAATAAGTTAGCAAGACTTCATAGGGAATTATCTAGAAAAAAGAAAGGATCAAACAACAGAAATAAAGCAAGGATTAAATTATCAAAAACATATGAAAAATTAAACAATATAAAGGAATATTATTTACATTCCATTACAAATCAATTACTTAGTGAAAACCAAACTATAGTAATAGAGGATTTAAATGTAAAAGGAATGTTAAAAAACCATAAACTAGCAAAATCAATACAGGAATTAAGTTTAAATAGGTTTAAAACCATTTTAAGGTACAAGGAAGAGAGGTTATAGAGGTTAGTAGGTGGTTTCCTTCAAGTAAATTATGTGGTGCTTGCGGTTATAAAAACCAAGAGTTAGAATTAAAGGATAGAACTTGGGTGTGTCCTGAGTGTGGTGTAATTCCCGATAGGGATTTAAATGCTGCAAGGAACATAAGGGATGAAGGAATTAGAATTAAAATAGGGTTGAGTTCACCCGAATTAACGCCTCAGGAGGGAAAGCCAGAAGGCTCCCGTAGAGTGAGGAAAGAAATTGTAAAAAAATTAGAGTGTCATTAAATGACATCATTTTACGGAACTATTAAATAATCCTGAATGGAAATCTGATTATGATGCAAGAGAAGATGCAATTAAATATAATCTATAATTTTTATAACTTTTTCACTTTGATCATATATAAGTTTTATGATTATAAAATCCATTTCTCTTAAAAATTTCAAATCTTTCGGAAATAATACACAAACAGTACATTTTAATACTTTAACTGGTGAATTGATATTATGCTCTGGTGCAAATGGGAACGGTAAATCATCTTTTCAACAATCAATTGATTTTTCTTTATTCGGTATCGTTAGAGGTAAAAATGGAAAGCGTGTACCACAATCTATTCTTCCAAATAGAATTAATAAAAATCTTGAAACACAAATTGAATTTATTAACAATATTTCCAACGAAATTAAAATTCAAAGAAATTTAGAGCCAAATTTAGTAAAAGTATTTGTTAATGATGTGGACGAAACAAAGAAAATTAAAACTTATAAAAAAGAAGAAATTATAGGCTTTGATTTTGAAACATATAAAAGTTTTATTTCAATGTCAGTATCCGATTTTGCTAATTTTATTGATTTATCACCAGAAGAAAAAAGAAATATCATCAATAAATTATTCAATCTTCAAGATCTTGATAATTATTTATCACTCACTAACGGATTAATAAAGCAATCCAAAGAAGAAAAAATTAAATATGAAACCGTTATAGAAAATAATACACAAACAATCAACACATTAAATCAAAATATAATAACGATCAAAAGAAGTGGTGTTCTTGATAAAGAAAAAGAAATTGAAAAATTAGAAGCAGAAAAATTAACAAAAAAAGAGCCCTATCTTAGATTGAAAAAAGAAGTTCAATCATTTGATGTTAAATTAGATAAATTAGAAAAACAAAGACAAGATTTTGATAACCAAAAGAATATAATAAATAATGATATACTTGAAATTAAAGTAGATATAAGAAATATAGAAAAAAAATTAAAAGTTTATAAATCAGGTATTTGTCCACTTTGTAGTTCAGATTTGAAAGATGAAAAACATTTACATGATTTAAGTGATATAAATTCAAAACAAAGTGATTTAAATCAAAATTTAGACACTTTAGATAAAAATAGGAACGAGATGATATTAAAGTTAACACAAATATCCAATCAAAAAGATTCACTCTTAAAACAAAAAACAAATTCTAATATTCAACTCAACAATATTGTCTATGAGTTAAAATTAATTACCAAAAAAATTGGTGATCTAAGTGAAATAAAAAATGATATATCAGTAGCAGAATTAACCAAAAATATCGAAGAATTAAAATTAAAGAATCTTGAAAATTCTGAAAAAATCAAAGAAATTGATTCTAATATTCTTGTTCATGAAGAACTAAAAGAAGTTTTTTCTAACAAAGGTGTTAGAAAGAATATCATTAAAAACATAGTAAAACCTATAAATGTTTATATTAAAGATATTTTAGATGAATTACATTCACCACATAACATAAAAATAGATGAAGAGTTTAATGTCAATATATATGAAAGATTGACCAACATAGTACATCCTTTGTCGCTTAGTGAAGGTGAATCTAAAAAAATTAATATTGCTATTGCTCTTTCTTACTTAAAATTGATTTTGAAATTTAGAAAATTGAATATCATATTTTTAGATGAAGTATTCTCAAGTATGGGGCCAAAAAATGTTGAATACACTCTTAAAGTGCTAAAAAACTTTACAAGAGAATTTAATTTGAATATAATAATATTAGATCCAGAAGTATATTTCAAAGAAAATTCAACATTTGGTTATCAATATTTTGATAGAATCATTAAAATAAGTAAAAAAATGTCATTTTCGACTATTGAAGAACAAAAATTTTCTTTGTAAATGTCTTGATAAATGAAATTTAAATATTAAATTAAATTCATTTTTTCTTTTTTATATATACGATAAAAAAATTAAAATGAAAAAATTATCAAAATTGTTTAATACTAAAACACGATATGTTATTTATTCGGTATTATTCCTTATTTTAATTCTATCATCAGTCCTTACTTATTTATCAATTGGATTCTTTGTACAATATTCTAGTCTATTTGTAGGATTAACAAAAGCTATAATTGGTATACTAGCACTGGCATGTGTTGATGATGTGGTTCTTGGTGAAATTGATACCATAAATGCTATAAAAGAAAAAAATATAAGCTATGCGTTATTTTATCTTGCTAATGCTATTATTATTGCTGCCTGTATTGCTGCTGCATAGTCAACAATTACCAAAACATATGATTATTGCTAAATCATATGTTGGTACTGTCGAAAAAACTGGAAATAATGATGGTCCTAAAATAGAATATATTATCAAAAGAGGTGGTGGATCTAAAGGTTCATCTTATTGTGCATATTTTGTTACTATGTGTATAGATTCAGCAAAAGTCAAAACACCAACAATAAGAACTGGATTGGCTATTAATTTTAAAACAAAAAATAGTATTTCAGCAAAAGATGTGTTAATTGGAAAAAAGAAAATTACTTGTGGAACTATTTTAATTTTTCAGCATGGTACCACATGGCACGGTCATACCGGATTTGTATTAAAATGGGATAAAGAATCTGGAACTACTATTGAAGGCAACACTTCAAGTGGATTAAGTGGATCTCAATCTAATGGTGATGGTATATGGCAAAGACAAAGAACAATTGAACCTTTAAATTATTTTAGAATTGTATCATTCACACCTGTAACTTATTAATGTTGTTTTTTAACCCAACTCAAAAAATTTTTCACTCTTTCATCAGATAAAAGTTTATCTTTATCATTATAATCTTTACCTAACTCTTTTTCTGTAAAAAAATCATGAACAGCATGATGACAATCTTTACATAAGTCAACACCATGCTTTTTCATATATTCAATATCATATTTTTTTCTGAAAAGTTTATTTGAATGAAGAGTTCTAGGTATATAATGATGAAAAGTTAATTCCTTAACTCGTTCACAAAGTCCGCATTTAGATTCCATTTGCAATTAAATTAATTCGTTTTAATTTTAATTTTCTTTGATATATTTTTTCGAAATAATCTAGTAAATAATCTGGTTTGTATGATAATTCTTTAACTATTCCTTTCATATGTGTAAAATATAGCCTTGCATAGTCACTATCATCTTCTTTTAAACTTGGTGGTATAATATTGAAATAAAAATCATTTTTATTATCTAGCATTTTAATTACACTTAAATCTATAAATGTTGACGTAAATACACATTTACAATTAAAATTATCTATATATTTTTTAATAGGTAATAAATCTACAAGATCAAAAATAATAAATTCATCATATAATATCAATGATGGCTTTAAATTGTAAAGTTTAAATTCAAGAGGTTGATAAATAGAACCAAACTTTAAATAATTTTCATTTATAAAATACAAATCATCTGTTCTATGTCTATCTAATAATAGATTGCCCAAATTAGTCTTAATCTTGGCTTTCATAGAGTTCAAATACGCCATCTTATTTACTAATAAGAGAATATTTTGTTGATGATGATTAGTTACAAACCATTCTAAATAAGATATTAACAAAATACTCTTACCCCATTGTCGGGGCCAAAAAACAAAGGATCTATCGAACTTTAATAATTTATTAAATGTATTTTGTTGATATTTATTAAGTTGCATAAAACAAAAAAGTGATTTCTTATTTTAAAAAGAAATCACTCTTTTGTTTATTTTAAAAATTTATTATTTCACCAATTTACGATTAATTTTCTGTAATTTCTTCTTGCGTACATCTTTAATACACTTTTCAACTAATCCACGGCACTCTGGGCCTAGCCCCGTAACTAAACTTTCCGGAACTGTTAAAATTCTTCCACAACGACCACAAACACCTCTATGATAGATAGTCATATCTTCATGAACTTTGTTATTCATCAAAAGATTAAAAAAGAAATTAAATCCTTTGTAGGATAAAGCATCTTCACCAATTTTAGAATTTTTTGTTAATTTAAATAAATATTTGTTATCATTCTTAAAGATAGTACCCATATAAGTATATGCGGACTCATTATCATTTCCGGTGAGAACAGACACGAAAAAAGGTGAATTATCTTCGTCTTTCTTTGCTTTCTTAATTCTGTATGTAAACCAACGACCAGTTTTATTGCTCTCTAAGGTCATAATAGCTTTACCACCAGTGATAAATCGTTTAATATCATCAATATTTACTAACTTATAAACATTTTCTTTGTTGAGTTCCATATACCATCATTTAGAATGCAAAGATATGGATATTTTGCGAAATAAAAAAATATCCTTAAACTACAACTTCAAGGATACCAATCGTTACTAAATATTTTTTACTCTCTTCTAAGATAAACTTAGGATCATCAATAAATTTATCATCTACTCTAATTTGTCTATTGAAAATTAATTCATGATAATCCTTTTCATTGTAAACTAAGTCTTTTTCTTTAAGTTTTTTATAAAGCGCCATAGATTTTTTTTTTAGGTTAAGTAATCTTAACCAAATCTTAAAGTATATATTATAAATTATAAATAAGTTTTTATTTTTTCAATTATTCTCAAAATTTCAAATTTGTCACCTTCAGACAACTTAAAATTTTCAGTTTGGTATGAAATAGAAATAAATCCTAATGGATTCTCTTTATCTTTATAAATATTTTGATAAAACATCTTACTTATATTTCTATATTTCATAACTTGATAAACTTTTTCATCTTTCTCTTTGATTTCATTAACATCTATTGAATATAAATCATTATCATCAGATCTCATAATATTTAAAGTTAATAAATTTGAAGTCACTGGCAATTTATCTAACATACTCTCCTGAACTATTGTACCTTTATCATCAACAGAAAGTAAAAAATGTAAAATCACATATTTTCTTGAATAATCATACTTAAAAAAACTTATATAATTAGCTTGTGATATTTTTAATATGATTTGAAATTGAGAATATAATTGTATTGTGCGTTTTAAGTTAATAATTTCCTGCTTTCTATAATACTCAGTTAGAAATTCAACATTTTTATTTAAAATACCAATTAAATTATCAGACACCCTCTTAGATTTGAATTGCTTCAAATAAATTAGAATCACAAGAAATGTTATAATTAAAAGAAAAATAAAATCTATTACTTGATGGTTCATCTTTTTGTTAGATCATTTACAATATTTCTATTATCATTTTAAGTTTATTAACACTGATATTTTTATTGCAATTTCATTAAATTCTGTTAGTTCATCTTGCGTCAATTTCCTTGCTGCAGTATAATACTCTAATGTAATAAACCCAATAGGACTATTACCATAATCCAATAAAATAGACGAATAATAAGTTTTAATTGATTGTGTCACTAAGTATGTTTTCAAAAAAGTATCTTCTAATTTTTCTACATTTGGTATAACAATATCATCTTTCGTTGCTAATACCTTACTCCATAAAGGATTCATACTAAGTGGTAAATTTTGCATTTCTTTTATAATAGGTTTAGTTTCTAATTCAACAGCCTCATATGTATTACTACATTTTTTAAATTCAATACCTGCCAAATTTTTACCACCATTATGAAATTCATAAATTGAAACCCTATCAGCATCAAAAGTTTGTAAAATATGATAAAGCTGTATCTGAATTTTATTAGCATTTTCAGCATAACTTATAAATTTACCTGTTAATTCTGTTGAATCATCATGAGTAAACTTATTCATTAACTTATCAATTCTTTCATATAAAGTATCAATTTTTTCCTCTTGCTCATGAATCCTCTTCGTTGAATTTCGTATTATATAAAATGCTGTAATAACAGCCATAACCAATATGGCTATAATTACGCCATAATCCTGGAAAACTTGAAATAAATCAAAAAGTAAAATAGTGTTTATCATAGAAATTCATAGTTTTTTATTATATATAAAATTTTTTATTTATTTTTTAAATCAGGATCACCAGTTTCTGCACTATAAATATATTGATGATTATATATAGGTTTTACATTAAACGCCTTTAATGCAATATATACATCAAGAACACATTCTCCGTCTGCACCACCAACCAATACAACTTTTTTTCCTCTCAATTTTTGAAATAAATTGACCAATTCCTCATTCACATAAAACCATTTGTGCTGATTTCCAATATAAATTAAATATTCATTTTTATCTTTGACTTTAAAAGAATCACCCTCTTCAAATTTATTCTTTTTTGTAAAAAACTTATCTAGAGTTTTATCATCAAATATATAATATATCCATTCTTTAAATCCACCTTTATATTTAGAATAAAATTTCTTAATTCCATACTTTTTCTCTACCAAATCAACCTGATTTTTAAATTTATAAGTTGGTTTCGAACCACGATTAGAATCCCATATCTGATACACTCCCTGCTCTGTTTTTCCCGAAGGAAATTCTAAACAATAAGCATCTAATTTTTTAAGATAACTGTTCGCATCATTAGGAAAATATTTCTTAAAATTCGATTGTACATCAACCACAAGTAATATACCATCGTGATTTATTAATGATATGTTCTCTTTAATGAAGAATTCTGAGAGTTTTAAAATTTTCATACGAGTTATATATTAATTTTAAAAATCTTTTTTTCATCTACACCCGGAGCCTTTAGACGAATTATTACATCGTTTAGTTATACATAGATTAGAAATTTTAGAAATTTCTTCCGGAGATATGTTATTATCAAACCCATATTTAACAGAAATTTTATGATCTATTGTTGGATATTTTTTATCTTTTTGATTAATAATATTTTTAATATACTCATTATCATAAAAATCTAACCCAGTCCAATTTTCATACAACGATTTTCTATTTTTATTTGTTAACGATTTTACTTTTAATCTATAATTAGTGAAATCATCTCTTTGATAATCTTGCAAATAAATTCCTAAATTTTGTTTTGTCTTAATCATTTTTTCTTTAATTTCCTTATTTGACATTGGATTTTCACAGCCATATTTAATTAAATTAGTTTCTTTTATTTTTTCTTTAATTTCAATTGAATGAAAAGGACATTTCACACCATAAATTTCAAATAATCCATCTTCTCTAAAATTTTTTAATTTCAATACATTATTCACACCATATTTTTCTATATTTGTCTTAGATATTTTATTTTGAGTTTCTGGATCTAATAAAGATGTTGACACACCGTAATTTTTCAAAAATGCTTCTTTAATTTTTTCTTTGATGCCTTCATTCTGGGAAGCAAAATCACAGCCAAATCTTTCATTATTAGTTTTTCTTGCTTTTTCTTTTAATTCTGGAACATTTAAAGCGTGTTCATTTCCATATCTTTTAATCATAGTCCTTTTTACTTTATCTTTAATAATATCTGATTCAAGTATATTATCAACACCATATTTTTCTTTTACGGTTATTTTTCTTTTTATATTATTGCATTTTTGACAATAATATTCTTCCGTCTGATTTTTAGTGTATCTATTATATGCAACAAACATTACTTCTCTTTTTTTGGCACAACAGTCACATTCAGCTTCAATCAAGATATTACTACTTTTTGCTAAATCTTCAATTTTAATTTCTATTATTTGACCACCCTTAACATTATAACCTTTATTTATATAATATTTAACATATCTATTATTTATTATTAAGGAGACTTTTTTCGTTATTATCATAATTTACTTTTATTTGTATATATAAATATTTTATTGTCAAAAATTATACCGGAACAGAAAAATATTTATTAATATATACATCTAAATAATATATACATATGGCAATGACAATTGATCAATTGGTTGATATTGTACAAGCGGATTTGACAATTTCGGGACTTTTTGATAAAATCGTCCCTGATTTAGAAATATATCGTCTTATTCGTGAAGAAGCATTAGATTGGTTTTATAAAAATTATATGTTCTCTAAAATAAAATCATTTTATTTCATGAATAAAAATTTTATGACTACAGAACAATACCATAGAAACCAATATTTAATTCTACCACCAGAAATTGAAGACGTTGTAAGAATCGTTAAAGTAGATAATCCTAGTTTATTTCGACTTGGAATACAGGCGCCTCAGCTGTCTATTAATCTTGGTGTAACAAATCAGCCTTTTTTAACATCATTTGTTACAACTGCAGGTGAATTAGGTGTTTATCGTTCTGTAATTAGTAATTTTGCCGATCAAATAAACAAAATGACTGCAAATACATTAAGGTTCAATTATAATCATATTAGTAAAAGATTAAATTTTTTAACAACTATAGATACTGATATGATGTTAGAAGTTTATGTTAGAATTGAAGAAGAAGAATTATTTGATAATGTATATTTCAAACAATATTTAATTGGCTTAGCACAAATCAGAATGGGGCAAGCTGTTGGACGTTTCAATTTTAATATGCCTGGAAATTTTCAATACAATGCAGCCGACATGATTTCACAAGGAACGGAAAAAATGAATGCAGTTATAGAAAAAATTAAAGGCGAATCACAAGTTGGTTGGTTTATTATGGATAGATAAATTTAATTTTACCTGCATCGTATATTCTCAAATAATTATTATTTAGCATTGTTTCTCTTTCTGTTTCTTTTTGATTTTTATTTTTTCTAAAATTAAATTTATGAATCCTTTTACCATTGACTATATATGAATAATCTTCTTTTAATTCTTTTATTTTTTTAAAATTTAATATGTTGTATAAGTGACCATTAGAATAAAAATTATTAGAAAATGATATTATTTTTTCATATGAATAATTCTTAATAAAATATACAAATAATTTACTTGCTCCTCCTATTATATTAGTATTTAGTATATTACAAAATCTATTTAATTCATATGTATTATTTCCTTTTTTAATGAAAGTCATCAAACTAACTAATTTACTTTCAAAAAATAAGCCTAATTTAATATTTGAACCAACAAATCCCTGTATATGATTTTCATTTAGAAAATTTCTAACCATATCGTTATCATTTATTTGTCTAATTTCACACGTTCTTGCATAAATTTTATTTGATTTGCCTAATTTATTTAAAATCATAGATTTTACTATATCTTGTTTATATATCCAATCATCTTCTAGTATTTGAATTAATTGTATATCTTGTTTTTCGCACATTTTAAATTTCATTTTATGATAATTTTTATCTTTATATAATTCACTATGCCAGAATAATCCATTATATTCAAATGCTAATTTTAATTTTGATATATAGACATCTAATTCATAAGGTTTAATTATAGATCTATTATTTGTAACTATATCATAATTACAATTTTCCATAATAAATTTTTGCAATTGTTTTTCAGCATCAGAATATTGAACACCTATAGGATTGCATATTGTACAAATTGAATTATTTTGAATAGTTCTCTTAGAAATTAAATCATATGAAATTTTATAATTATGTCCTTTTTCACATTTTATCACAAACAATTTATCTTTATAATCTATCACATTTAATGAAAAATTAGATATCAATTTATCGATATTAACATTTTTTATTGTATTTAATGTTTTATCAATATTATTGAAATTTTCATTTCCATACCTGTCAAATAATGTTTTTTTTCTTTTTTCTTTAATTTTACTATTTTTGATTGGTATATCTACACCAAATTTGATGACATTTGTTTTTTTTCTTTTTTCTTTAATAAGATCATTTTGTATGGCAAATTCACATCCATATTTCACTATATTAGTTTTTTTAATTTGGTCTATATTTTTATAATTTTTATCTCCATATTTTTCTTCACAAGTTTTTTCTCTTTTTTCAATATTTGAAAAATTAGTATCATTATGATTTTCTTTTTTAGATATTTTTATTTTAGATTGTGCACAAGATAAAGAACAAACATAAAAATTTTTATTTTTAATATTATTCATATATCTTCTATATTCTACTATTTTTTCTTCACCACAAATATCACAAATCGCAACTATCTTAACTGTAGATTGAATCATCAAATCTTCAGTTTTAACAGTTATAAAACTTTTTATTTCACATTCATATCCTTTAGATCTATAATGCTTAATAGTAGCATTTGAAACTTTTACTTTTATTTCTCTCGTTTTAATCATAAAGATTTAATTTCTTGGAATAAAATGTGCAACATTAACTCTACCTACTTGTTTTGGTTCAAATTCATTATAATTATTTGTGTCTTTAGCATCATCATTTTTACTAAAATATCCAAGAAATTCTTCTATTTCAGTCAATTTTTTTGTTTCTGAAACGGGTTCTTGCACTTCTGGCACAACAACTTCTGGCACAACAACTTCTGGCACAACAACTTCTGGCACAACAACTTCTGGTTTCCATTCAAATGCATAAAACACACCTTTTGTTGCGCCAATATAACGAGTGTATGGATTATGAGCATTTTCAAATGTTCCTTTTGGATTTTTTGGATATAATACCGTCCATGTTCCATTAGATTTCGTATCACCAGAAAGCATTATATCAATTAATATTTCTTCTTCAACAACAGGAGTTAAAATTTCAACTATTTCTGCTTCTTTAATTTCTGCTGGAACTACTTCTTCTTTAACAGGAACTACTTCTTCTTCTTTAATTTCTTCTGGAATTGTTATTTCTTCCTGAATTTCTGCTGGAACTACTTCTTCTTTAACAGGAACTACTTCTTCTTCTTTAATTTCTTCTGGAATTGTTATTTCTTCCTGAATTTCTTCAATTTTTGTTGGAATTATTTCCGCTTCTTTAATTTCTTCCTTTTCTTCCTCTTCCTTTTCTTCCTCTTCCTTTTCTTCCTCTTCCTTTTCTTCCTCTTCCTTTTCTTCCTCTTCCTTTTCTTCCTCTTCCTTTTCCTTTTCTTCCATCTTGTTATTCATTAATAAATAATTAAAAACAAGTAAAAAACCTATTGCTAAAGGATCGAATACAAATAAAATAATTAAACTCAAAATATTAACCATTTTATTTAATGATATACCTGTAAATTCAGAAATATATTTAAATGGTCCGATTTCATTGGAAACATCTGATGATTTTAATGTTAATATCTTTTGATCGTAAAATGCAATAGAATCATTGGCTACCGAAGCTTGTTTCATTCTTTCTGTCATATCTTGATTCAAAACTTTCAATTGGTCATTTTGATCACCAATATATTTTTGTGCATTACGAGCATCTGAATTTAATTTTCTTTGATATAATGTATCAATTCTTCTTTCCTGTGAACCACGAACATTTGATAATATATTAATTCTATTATTATCGCTTTCTATAGATTTATTTATTCTATCTAATTGATTAACAAATAGCGTTTTCTTATTATCTGCCAATTTTATTTGTCCATCTCTATATTCAACTTTAGTCATAGTTTTTTGATAGATACTAGTTAAAAAACCATAAATGCCAAGAGATGTTAAAAACATAACAATTACGGTTGCAAATACTAAATACCAAGACCACCAGAATTTTTTAATATCTTTCCAATGTCTGTATATTATAGTTACAGCAACTAATTTTCCAAATTCTATACCACCAGCAACAAAATACATCAATGGACTAACATACAATTTTGTTAATCCAAAAATAGAAAAAAATGCTGCTAAACCAGAAAGAATCAGTACGACTAAACCTACCAATAAAATTTCACCTAAATTTTTTCTTTTCATAACTTTAACTATATATTTTTAATATTTCTATCATAATAACTTCATAAGGTTTGAAGATTTGCATAATAGTTTTAAAAAATTTTAGTATTTTTATTTCTCTTTTCTTCCACTGACATATCTATCTTTGTATGTCTTTTTAATATTGGAAAATGTGATATATTTATCATCTATATCTATATCGAAACTGTATAAGTTATGATCTCCTTGCAATAATTGTTTAATTTTATCTATATTTATATGTGATCTTGTCTCAAAATCGACAAGTTCAAATCTCAATCCATCATTTTCATCAATATGATTTTTGAATTCTGGTAAACGAAGGAACTCCATAATTCTGCTGACTAATTTGCCAAATTTATTTGAGCCTTTTCTATATTCACCAAAAAATTCCTTAAAATTTTTAATTCTATTATCACCACCAGCATTTGTACCAGCAAATGGAAGTTTACCTTCTGGTCCTGCTACACTTGGTGTGTAAAAACCTTTATCTTTTTTATCTAAAAATTGTGACATTTTCTATAAGTTATATTTTTCTGCCGACTTAAACATTTCAATCTCTGGCATAAATTTTTCTAATTTATCTTTATCTTTAAACATCATATGAATCTCAAAAGCACCTGTATAATTTCCATGTTTTACTGTCATTTCTCCGAATTCTTCTACTTCTTTTGAAATTTCTAAAAAAACTTTTAAATCTGAACTATTTAACGAATCAACATTACCTGCTCTAAGATGTTTTGTAAAATGAATTTGGGAAAAATAAAGAAATGGCAGGTTAGTAGAAACGTCATCCCATTCTTTTACTTTTTTTAAAAAATACATAGAAGGAAAATTTTCATTTGCTAAATATTTTTTCCAAATATATTCACCGACAGGTTTATATTTACCTTTCTTTTCGTTTAATTGTTCAAATCTATCAATTTTCATTGTTTTACCATTTTTTTCCTTTTGTATCCGGAATTTTTAGTGATTTTAGATCATCTGCAGGCCCACCTTTTTTATTGTCACTTGCAGGTGCAGTATGAAAATAATTATTAGTGTCTGTTACAATTCTAACAGAATCTGCAATCTCGACATTTGGTCCCAATTTACACAATCTTAAAACTGAATCACCATTAACAATACCATCAATATTACATTGATATAAATAAGAATCACTTACTTCAGATTCTTTATCTATTTTAGCATTTTCAATTTTAGAATTAATAATCGTACTATCAACAATTTGACCACCGTGAATAGTACCATTTACTAATTCAGATGAAATAAAATTGCAACTATTATACCTACCACTATTCATTGAGCACTCAATAAAATCTAAATTATCTAAATCAAAAATGGTCTTAAAAGTTGCATCAACTAATTCTATCCTATTCACTTGTGTATCATAATTTATTATACAATTCTTTAGATTGTAAATATTTCTCACTATTTCATAAATATCATTATAAATTGTATCATAATATCCTTTTATAACACCATATTCACTTAATTTATCTACTTGAATATCAATCGTTGGAAATTCTGCAATAAAATCATCATAACTTGAAAAAGTTTTAAATGTATTGATATTTTCAAATAAATAATTTTCCAACTTTTTTAAATCTTCTTCGTCCAATTTTTCATTCAAACAATTCCAAGTCAATGAAATAAAATAATCCATTAATGAAAGAATTTCCGCTGTTTTTTTATGATAATCTTTATCACCAATATAACGCCATTCTAATCTACCCTTTTCAACTGTTTTAAAATTTATACCAAAGTACTTTGTATCAGGTAATTGTAAGTTAGTCTGAATTATATCAATTGCATTAATTGAAAAATCAAATCCCTTGAAAGGAATTAAATTTTTAACACTTTTTGCATAAATATTGTTCTTTCTTTCTGGAAAAAAATTATAAATATAATCTTCATCAACTTGTAAAATTAATTTCAATTGATTTAAATTATCTAATACCTTTCCATCCTCATTATCCTCAAATGATATATTTATATGAATCGAACACTTTTCATCAGTTCTGGCATATTTATCTAAAACTTTTAGAATTTTTAGTAAAATAATCTTAGCATTAACATAAGGTAAAGGACCTGTGATTAACTCAACTAATTCAGGACCACCAGAAAGATCAGGCTCCAGTTTAAAATTGTTCTCATCTGGTTTGAAAGAAGAGTGATATTTTCTAAATCCATGTGTCTTTATAGGAGTCAATTCATTATTTAATAACTCAAGTAATTTATAGTAGGATCTATCAGTATAAAATTCAAATTCAAAACCTATGATTGCGTTCTTTAATTTATCAAAATCTGTAATGTATTCATTGGAATAAATTTTCATTCTTGAGACAATATTTTCAAGTATATATTAAAAAATAAATGTTATTTTTTAAAACAGTAATAGATAATTTTTATATATACGATGTAAATAAACCACCTAAAAAATAAGGTTCAATTATGATAATTACAGATAAAATTAAAATAAAAGTATCAAAAAAGAACATAAAACATTTAATATCAAAATTATATGATGTAAAATTAAAAGATATTGTAGAAATAAAAACAGAAGATTTGAATCCTGGTAGTCATATTAAAATTAAAGTAAAATGTGATATTTGTGATAAAGAAAAAGAATTGTCTTTTCAGAAATATATAAAAAATATCAAAAATGATAATTTTTATGCTTGCTCTAGCAAATGTGCTCAAGAAAAAGTTAAAAAAACAAGTATTAAAAATTTTGGAAAAGAATATTATATGCAAACTGAAGAATATCAAAAAAGAGTTAAAGAAACAGATGCAAAAATATATGGTTGTCATCATACTCAAAATAAATCAGTAAAGGATAAAATCAAAAAAACAAATTTAAAATTGTATGGAGTTGAAAATGTTTTTTCTTCTGAATTAATAAAGAATAAAATAAAAAAAACCAATATCACTAAATATGGTGTTGAAAATCCTTCATATTCAAAAGAAATAAAAGAAAAATTAAGCATTATTAATAAAGAAAATTCTAATAAAAAAATACTAGAAAATCTAAATGTACTTTCTATTAATGGTGATAATTATGAAATGAAATGTGATTGTAATTTAAATCATAATTTTACAATTCATAGGCATCTATTAAGTAGCCGAAAAACATTTAAAACCATATTTTGTACAATTTGTAATCCTACAAAATCTAATACAGGATTACAAAGCCAACTCAAAAACTTTGTTGATGAATTAAAAATTGATGAAATTTTATATAATACCCGTTCAATTATATCACCTTTAGAAATTGATATTTATATTCCTAAATTAAAAATAGGCATTGAATTCAATGGAATTTATTGGCACAATGAGTTAAATAAAGAGAAAAATTATCATTTAATTAAAACTGAAATGTGTGAAAAATTAGGTATACAATTAATTCATATTTATGAAGATGATTGGATTTATAAACAAAATATCATTAAGTCTATTTTATTAAATAAATTAGGTATGAATAATACTAAAATTTATGCTAGAAAATGTGAAATTAAAGAAGTATCAGATAATAATTTAATTAGAAAGTTTTTAGAAACAAATCATATTCAAGGTTTTATTGGATCAAAAGTTAAATTAGGACTTTATTTTCAAGATAAATTAGTATCGTTAATGACTTTTGGTAATCGTAGAGTTGCAATGGGTAAAAAAACAACTAATGAAAATGAATATGAACTTTTAAGATTTTGCAATAAATTAAATACTAATGTAATAGGAGGTGCTAGTAAATTATTTAAATATTTCATTGATAAATACAAGCCTCTAGAAATCACAACATATGCTGATAGATCATTCAGTCAAGGTAAATTATATAAAACTTTAGGTTTTGATTTTATTGAGAAAACCGAACCAAATTATTATTATGTTATAGACGGAATAAAACGTCACAGATTTAATTTTAGAAAAGATAAACTTGTTAGAGAAGGTTTTGATATAAATAAAACAGAACATGAAATAATGTTAGAAAGAGGAATTTGTAGAATATATGATTCTGGAAATTTAAAATATATTTATCTAGATAAGAAAAAATAATAAAACTCAATACAATTTAAATGTTAGATTTTAAAAGAAATTGTGATGGACATTACGAAATAGATTTTTTTATGAATGTACCACTTAAAATAATAAAAATGCTTACAGCAACTTACGAGATTAAAAGGATAGATATTGATGGGTGTTTCATTAAAGAACATAATGGATGGTTATTTAAAGATAGACTTACTCAAAAAATTGGACCTTTATCTTATAGTGTTTCAAAAATGGACAAATTTTTAGACGAAGAATTGAATTTTTATCTTAAAAATCTTAGAAAAGAAAAATTAAAAAAATTAAAAAAAATTCACAATAACGATCAAATAAAGGATATTTTAGGAATATGATTTTTAAAACAGGAATATTTTTCAAATTTATTTTTTAATATATAAAACTAAATTAAAAAATTGAATTATGAAAATAAAAAAGTTTAACGAAACAATGATAACTAAGAAATTTTCAGAAATGGGTGATACTTGGTCTGCTAAAAAAATAAGAAGGTCTATACAGGATCTAAAAATTTAGACCTGCAATTAGGTTCTAAAGTTCTAGATTTATTAGAAGAATATGGTCTTGGTATTATGTCAGTTAGTACCGGTAAATGGATAAACGATCAACATCTTTTATTACCCGATGAAACTAATTTTCAAGAATATAGAGTAAATATAGGTCAAAGAATTGAATGGAAAGATTTTCTAGAAAATGAAGGTTATGAAGAATATGATACTATGTCTAAAGAAGAACAATCAAAAATAGATGAGGAATATGAAAAATTAGAAATTGATTCAGATCCATGCATTGAATTTTCAGTTTTCCTTCCAAATGGTGTAACAGATAAAAATTCAGCAGCAATGAGTGATGCATCAGCATATTTAAAATTAATTAGTGATAGCGAATTAAAAGATGTTATGAATGGTGCCGCTGATTATCATATTTTTTTTAATGATGTTTATGGCGTAAAAAAGTTTTTGAACTTAAAAAAGATAGAAATCACTAATAAAAATATTGATGAACTTCCAACTATCAGTCATAGACTTTATAAAGATAGTAAAGCCTTTGCTATGTTTAGAGAACTTATTGGAGATCGGAAAAGTCAAGACTTATTTAAAAACTGGTTAAATTTAATTAAATGATATACGGTCACAAAAAAAGAGAATTGTTCGATTCCTTTATAAGCAAATTTATTCCTGAAAATATAGAAATTTATTGTGAGCCATTTGGTGGAGATTTTTCTATATTTAATTATTTAAAAAATAAACCTAAATTATCAATTTACAATGATATTAATATTTATAATACTAAAATTGATGCTGATATTATTCATCATTTAGATTATAAAGAAATATTTAATATGTATAACACAGAAAATGTTGTGTGGTACTTAGATCCACCTTACTATACAAGAGAATTTTTATATAAAGGTTGTGAAAATTATACAAATGACTTTCATATAGATTTAAAATGTGAAATTGAAAAATTAAAAGGAAAAATTATTCTATCTTATGAAGATAGACCTTTCATCCGCAATTTATATGAAAATTTTAATATTCATAGATATGAAGGAAAAAAACACATTTTTAATAGAGAATTAATCATAACCTTATGAATTATTTAGAATTTGTTGAACAATTAAAAGAAGGTTTAATAACCACACATGACATAACAAAATATTCAAGTATAATAACAGATTTTTTAGATCAAATAAATATTAAACATTCTATTGATATTATTGACAAACTTGAATTTAAATTAATAATTGAAACTAATGATATGGATTTGATTGAAGTGATTAATCATAATTGTTATACACTCGGCTATTTTCCATCTTATTATTGGATCACATTAAGCAATGATATGAAAAATGGTTTCAAAGAAATAAATACATTGCCAATTAATACAAAAAATGTATCAATCAAATATGAAGGTAAATATGAAGAAGGTTTATATAAAAACACGGTAATTTGTCCTGATAAATTATATCATTTATCTTATCAAGAAAATAAAGAAGGTATTCTCAAAAAAGGGATTTATCCTAAATCAAAAAAAAGATTGTCTAATCATCCAGAAAGAATATATTTATTTGATGATCTTAATAATTATAATGTTTTATTAAAACAACTAAAAATATCTGACAATACTAAAAAAGAATATCTACTGTTAGAAATCAATTGTTCTGATAGCAAGTTATTTTTACATACAGATCCAAATTATAGAATAGGTTATTTTACTTATGATAACATCAATCCAAAAAACATAATAATCTTAAAAGAAAATTTATAAAAAAAAAACCATCATTATTAATAATTATTTGTTTAATATTTTTTATTTATTTTTTCTAATTTTCTCTTTCTGTCCCTTATTTTCAACATACATTTCTTATCATAATATTTATATACCTCATCAAGTTGAGATTTATCTTTTACATACATTTCAAAATCATCTTTCGCAACCTCTTCTTCAATAACATCAATATAGAATGTTTTAGGTACAAAAGGAAAGCCTTTGATAAAAAGATTGCCACCCAACATTAAAGATCTATCGCCCGTTAGATAATCTTCTCTACTCATCCAAAATTTTCCACTCCAAGTTGAACCATCTGGTGATTTTTTAAATATAGCATCACTATAAGTAATTTCACCCTTCTCATTTTTAAATAATGAAGGACATCTACTATTTTGCCAAGAAGGAGTATCAAAAAAATGTGATACATCAATCCATTCCTCATCAATGCCCATTATAGGACAAATAGGTTCTTGTAAACATAATTTTTTTATCGTTGATGATAAAGCATTTGCAGTATATGGTGCAGAACCACCACTTTGGCCACTATTTCCAAATTTTTCACATAATGCAAGTATCTCTGGTATAAATTCCTCTATAATAGGTCTATCATCCAATGATGAAGATTTTACTAATATTTCTAATTCACGTTCAGCAAAATTTCTTGTGTTACTCATATTAAATAATTAAATTTTAAATTTCCAGAATCAAATATCCTAAAAATTTTTCTTTCTAACATTATTTCATGTTCAGTTTTATTTATATCAAATCCTTCACGAATTAATTTATCTTTTCTAAAATTAAATCTATGATGTCTTATTCCATCAATAATATAATAATAATTTGGCTCAGTTTTACTTTGTAATGTAAATCCTAAAATTTCATACAATTTACCTTGACTGAACGACCTATCCGCATAAGTTGTGATTTCCTTCGGACTATAATTCCTTATAAAATATTTAAATAATTTACTGGCACCACCTATAACATTAGTATTCAATTTATCACAAAACCTTAATAATTCATATTCATTTTGATTAGTGATTTTTTTACCCATCGCAACTCTACGATTACCAAAAGTCATTAAAGAAATCAATTCATCTTGAAAATAAAGTCCGATTTTAATTTTTGAACCTATATGTCCTTGTAAATGATTTTGATTTAAAAAATCTCTAATTAAATTATTATCCGATATTTCTTTAATTTCACATTTTCTAGCATAAATTTTAGTATTATTCATACCTAATTTATTTAATATTATTGATTTGACTATTTCTTGTTTATAAATCCAATCATCTTCCCAGATATGAATTAATTGAATACCTTGTTTTTCACATTTTTCTGTTTTATTTAAATGATAATTCTTTTCCTTAGTTATTTCATTGTGCCAAAATAAACCATTAAATTCAAATGCCAATTTTAATTCTGGAATATAAATATCCAATTCTAGTGGTGTTATTATTTTTCTACTACTTTGTATAATCTTACCATAATAATTTTCTTTTATAAAATCATAAATATTATTTTCATCGCCAGATCGGATTAAATAATTATTACAAATTGTACACAACTTAATATTATATGTTCTTCTATTTTTCATTGTATCATAATTAATATCAAAAGTATGCTCACAACCAGAATCACATCTAAAAGTATAAACACCTTCATCATAATTTATATTAACTATATTATATTTTTCTAATTCTTTTAATCTATTAATTTTTCTAGTTTCATTGGACTTGTTTTTTATATTTTTATTACAATTTGGATTAATTTCTCCATATTTCTCCATATTTGTTTTTAAGGTTTTTGCCTTATACTCATCTGTTTTAGTGTACCAATCACCATATCTTTCAATATTTGTATTTGTTATTTTTTCAAAATTATAATATTTTTCTACACCATACCTATCTAAATTTGTTTGTTTAGATTTTTCTTTAAATTCTTCAGTTGACATATAAAACTCTGTACCATATTTTTCTAAATTATTTTTGATTAACTTATTCATTATTTCTGTATTTTTTAATGGCGATGTTACACCATATTTTTCTAAACAAGTTATTTTTATTTTTTCTTTTACTATATCACTTTGATTGGCATTTTCTACACCGTATTTTTCTAAACAAGTTTTTTTATATTTTTCTTTATAATTATTTGTTTGTGTATAATTTTCAACACCATAATTATTTAAACAAGTTTGTACTTTTTTGTCTTTTATAATTTGATTACTAGAAACATTCTCCACACCATATTTTTCTAAATTAGTTTTTTTTCTTTTAATGTTTGCACATTTTCTTGAACAAGAAAAAATACCATATTTTTTAATATTATCTACATATCTTTTATATGTAATTTTTCTTTCACCAGCACAAATATCACACTTTACATCAATTTCAACCAAGCTACCATGTGTTAAATGCTCAATAGGTATACAAATTTTATCTCTTACTTTAACTTTATAACCTAATTCTTTATAGTGTCTTATACTACTAGAATTTATTGTGACATAAACTTCTTTGGTTAGTAACATAATAAATTTTTTATTTATATATTAAAATTTAAAAATGAAAAGAAGATTGATTTAACATTAATTGAAATTATATTCACCACATATCTTAAATTGAAAATATTGAATTTAATACTGATAATCTCTTATTAATTGTTGGAAGCCCAATTGGTTCTAAGAATCTGTTGATAATTGACAAAAATGTGACATCAAATTGTTCATCGTAATCAATTTTAACACCTTCTTTATCAACTATTTCATAAGGATGCATACTTCTCATATAAGCAAAAACATTATTCTTAGGATGATTACAATAATAATACTTTATTCGACCACCTCTTATATTATCATATTTTATTTTATATTCAGAATTTTTATTTAATAAATAATTATGTAAAGCCGCGGCTTTAACTCCAAAATGTGCACCTTTAACCGTAACAACATCGGTTACATCATCAATAACTTTTGTTTGATAATTAGTACAAGAAGTCGTCATACTAATATCTTCAATATCCGCCATCATAAATTGTTTTTTTAAATCCTTAACAATTAATAATACTTTTCTAATATTTATAGTTGTTGGATTTGAAAAAACATACTTTAAGAATTCATAAATATTTTCCCTAACAAATGGTGGCGTAGAAGATTTAATAATTTCAACACCTTTAGGATAAAAATAACTTAAATTTTCATAGAAAATACCATCCTCCCAAGCAACATTATTAATGTAATGCTTCTTTTGTATATGAAGTGCAGATCGGTTAATTGTTTCAAGTTCAAAATCATGAATATTTTTCACACCAAATTTACCAGCATAAATATTAAGATATTGATTGAATAATTTTTTAATAATAACTCTATCTAGATGTAATATGAAATCTAACTCATCTCCTTTAAAATTACAAGATTTCATTACTGGAGCAAACGATATGTATAGAGAATTATGAACCAATATATTATTACCTATAAATGTATGAGTTTCATCATCTACTTCAATATCATAAACATATTCCTCTCCAAATTCTCCTATCATTTCACATGATTCTATATCATCAAAATAGTATTCAATCTCATTTATCATTTAAATTTAATTCTTTTTTAATTATATCTTCAATTTGTTTTTCTTCTTTATAAGAAATTTCCAAATATTTAATATTATTTGTTTTACAAAATTCTTTTTTAATATCATCATTATGTTGAATATATTTCAAAGTTTCAACACCGCCAAAATATTTTATTGATTCATAGTGTTGTTTCCCATTAAATTCTATACAAATATTAAATTCATTTAAATAAAAATCAAATGGTAAATTATTTATGTTTTTACAATACTCAAAAGTTTTTTGTCTTTCATATTTTATATTATTTTCATCCAAAATTTTAGATATATAGTTCTCCATTAAACTTTTTTTACAACTTGGACAACCTTGACCTAACATGTGATAATTTGGTGCTTGAAAAAATGAACCATGAGAAGGACAAATAATTTCTGTTTTGGTATAATTATTAATATAAATAGATTTTGAATAATCATAAAATTCACCATGGATTTTTATAGAATTTAATAAAAATTGTAATCTAGTTAATTTTTTGTTTTCTTCTGCACAAATAGGACAATTACCTTTGTTTAAGTGTGTAGAAGGTTGTTGAAAAAAAGAACCATGTTTTTTGCAAATTATTTCAACTGGTATATTATTTTTAATATAAATAACTTTAGAATAATCATATAAATCAGCATGAACTTTTTTTGCGTCAATAATAAATTCCTCAGTTGTTTTAAATTTTGACTCTAAATAACAATTAGGACATTTTGAACCTTTGATATGATTATACGGTGATTGTTCAAAAATACCATGTTTTCTACAAATTATTTTCACTAACTTCTTTGCTCCTTTATAATCAGATAAAGAATAATTATATAAATCACCATGTGTCTCCATTGACTTTACTATAAATTCTTCATTATTTTTCTTTTTACTTCCACCACAAATCATACAACCCCTACCTAATAAATGCTTTGCTGGTAATTGCTCGAATTCACCATGTTTTTTACAAATAATTTTAACTTTTGTTTTTGATGATGAATATTCAACTAAACTATAATCATACTTATCACCGTGTATTAGAATAGATTTTTTTATAAACTTTTTAGTATCGTACATAAATTATACCACCTTCCTAAACTATATATAAATATAGAAATGTCATTTTTTTCTAATAGAAAGAATTTTATCAGTTTTTAATATTTCAGATGGTTTAACTTCTAATTTTTTACCATCTCTAAAAACAATCATTGAATGATCATTCGTGACTATAATTTCCTCGCCTGATTTAGTTTTTAGTTTCCATTTTGCTTTACAAACTTTATGTCTTATGATTCTTCTAACAGGTGCATAATATAAACCTTTATTTTCATCATAATTTAATATTTTATCATTAGTATAAACACTTTCATGTCCTTTTAATGTTATACCAGCCGAACCTTTTTCTATATTCTCATTATAAAAATCTTCAATTGTTTTTTCACCATTATTCGTTGATATAATAGTATCTGGTGCTACAGAATCTGTATCACCATAAATTGTAATTGGTTCATCCTTAGGTATTTGTAAAATGTTTGAAAAATTATGTAAATCTCTACGATATAAAACATTATATCCATTTAACTCTTTCTTATCATCTTTTAGATCACTTCTTGTAATATTAAGTTTGTTAATTAGTTCTAAAAATGAATTATGTGGATAATGAATATTTTCACCTAAACTATCTAATAAAAAATATTTACCATCTTTTTCTGCAACATATTCGATACCAAGTTTTTTATGTGATTCTGTATCAAGATGCCATTGCATATAGAAATATTTTTCTATATTTTTCAACATATATTGAATAACATCACGACCCATAGCTGTGATAGCATTTGCAATGAACGAATTTGAAAGAACAAATTTCGGATGCGCAAATGCTCCATATGTACCATTAATTACTAATTTTAACGCGAGCTGCATAGCTTTAGCTCTATCATAAGCTGCTTGAGTTTCTTCTATTCTGGCTTTTAATTCTGATATTTTTTCTCTTTTTTCTTTTGCGGTCAATCTAATTTTATTATTTCTTTCTTATAGAATTTTATTTAGATTTGGTTTAAATAAAAATTTTAAACTACCAGAATCATAAACTCGGTAATATGGTAATTCGTTCATTATTTCAAATTCAGTTTTAGATTTATCATAACCCATTTTAATTAAAACATCTTTCCTAAAATTAAATCGATTATATCTATGACATTTTCTATCAAAATAATAATAATTTGGTTGTGTTTTTTTTATTAACTCGAATCCTAATGTATAATACATATTACCTGTACTCCATGATCTATTAGCATAACTAAGTATTTCGTTTGGTTTATAATTTTTTACGAAAAAGGTAAATAATTTACTTGCACCACCAATTACATTATGATCTAATTTATTACAAAACCTCAGCAATTCAAAAGAATTTTCCACAGAAATTAATCCCATTGATTTTCTTTGTTTACCGAATGTCATTAAACTGACTAATTCAGCATTATAAAACAATCCTAATTTCACTTGAGATCCAACAAAACCTTGGATATGATTTTTAATCAAAAATTCTTTAATTAATTTATTATCAGTAATTTCTTTTATTTCACATTTTCTAGCAAATATTTTATTTTTTGTTTTATTTAACTTATTTAATAACATTGATTTTACAATTTCTTGTCTAAAAACCCAATCATCTTCCCATATTTGAATTAAATTTACATTATTTTGTTCACACAATTCGGTCTTTTCCCAATGAAAATCTTTGGTTTTATACCTATCAGAATGCCAATATATACCATTAAATTCTACTGCTAAATTTAATTCTGAAATGTACATATCTAATTCTTTATTTATAACTGTTGTATCATTTTGTAAAATTTTATATTCACAATTTTTATTCAAAAACGCCAGAATTTCTAATTCTTTACCACTTGTTCTATAATATTTTTCACCATATTTTTCAAACATTGTTTTTCTGGATTTTTCTATGATAGTTTTTGATGATAAAATATTGTCAACACCATAAAGATCAAAAATAGTTTTATCTATCTTATTTTTAGTATTCATTTCTAATAAAGTGGTTTTTACACCATATTTTTTTATATTATTTGACGCGATTCTTTCTTTAGCTTCATTTGTTTTCATATAGTTATCAGAGCCAAATCGTTCAATACTTGTTATCTTTCTTTTCTCATTCGCACAAGGTTTACATCCATAATATCCACATCTTTTTTCGTTTTCTAAATATTTATGATATGCAATTATCTTTTCTACACCACAAATATCACAAATTGCTGTAATTTTTTGATGTGATACAGATGATAAATCTGTTGGTTTTATTAATATTTCTTCATGTAACACGGCATTATATCCTAATTTCTTATAATGTGCTATATTTCTATATGAGACATGAACATTTATTTCTTTTTCTCTTATCATATTAATAAATTATTTTAAAAGTACTATATGTTATACAAAAGCACTATAAGTATATATAAAAATTTAAACTTGGTTTTTAATAATTAATATATAACAAAAAATATCACTCTATGAAACTAGCAGAAAAAGAATATGAACTATTATATAAAAAATTGGAGTATAAATTTAAAAACTCTGGTAATGAATTGGTCACTAAAATAAAAGATCAAAAAGAGTTGTCGGAGGATGATATTAAATTATTATTGAAGAAATTGGAATATACTTTTAGAAAAAATGGAAATGAAATTATAGAAAAATTAGCAAAAACTATTGGATTAGAAAATTATTCTTCTATAAAATATTCTAATCTTAAAGCTAAAAAACAACAAAATATTAGAGCAAAAAAAGAAAATTTGAATCATTTAGATTCATTTGATAATTTTTTATAAATTATATTTTTTTATTTCTGACGCAAGTAATATTAAATCTGATATCTTTTCTCCGTCTAGTATGAGTGTTCCGAGATAAGAATTTAATTTCTCCATAAAATCATCATTTATTGCATACCATTCGGTATCCAGTCTATTCCAAGTGTTTAGGTCTGGTATTTTTTCTCCAGTTTTATATTCACCATTACCACCACATTGGTCACATACGCTTTCACCTGTACCCTTGCAATTTTGACACTCTATATTACCGTCTTCACATTCCGCGCATTTTTCACCTTCACTATCTTCACCACTACCACCACATTTTTTACATTCTATAATACCATTACCTTGACATTCACAACATTCTGCTTCACCACCGCCACCACAAATGGAACATGCTTCAATTTCATCATCAAGTTCTACTTCAAATTTTGATATGACGTCATATACCTTTTGGCCTAAAGGCAACTTATCAAGTTTCAGTTCACTAAACAAATCAACCATTTCATCATGGTTTTCACAGTTATCCTTTGTTTTTAAATTTGTACTTGCATAACCATTATCATGATATTGAACATGACCACCATTACAAACTTGTCCATTATAAGTAGAAAAGGCAACACAAAACCTTGAAATTTTTCCAAATTCATTTGTTATCCAATTTAACATTGTATTATAGTTCCAATCTTTATGAGCAATCCATTTTGTATATCCAATATTTGAAATGGCATAACAAATTTCACCTTTTATAAAATCATTATCTTCCATCAATAGATTTTTTAATTTAGATTCATTTTTGAATAAATATTCACTAAAATGTTCAAATAATTTAATATATTTCATAAATTTACAGATTATATTTTTTTGCAGATCTTTGTAATTCTTTATATTCTAAATATTCCTTATAATTCTTAGGTGACATATATTTTGGTGCAAAGTTCATTTCTCCACAATTATCACACATCCAATGTGGTGGTTGCATTCCGCCGAGTGCTATTGGTATTAATTTGTTACTATCACAATTATAACATATATAAAATTTACCTTCATCATCAAATGAGTCATACAAATATGGATTAAATGGTTCTGGTTGATCTTGTTTTGATAGATAATTACCTCTTTTTTTAAATTCAAATAATTTAATATATTTCATGGTTATGATATTTTTAATATTATTTTGTATAAAGTTATTTTATACTTTTATATATAAAAAATGAAAATTTAAAAATAATATATAGATATTAGATGGAAAATTCAAGTTTTAAAAAACAAGCAAAATCAGACATATTTAAGGAACTTTTTCCTGTTATTAATTTTTATATAAGAAAAGGTGCTAAACCTCAATCACTTAAGAAATTTTATAAAAACAATAAAAGGTTTAATGATCTTTTAGATGATATCAAAAATAAAGGTATCAATCTTATTAAAGATGAACAAGAATATAAAAAATTAGTCAGAGAAATACTAAATGATATTTTAGATGACTTCATAGCCAAATGTAAGGATGAAGACTATAAAAAAAATAAAGAATCAAAAATGAAACACATAAAAGAGTTTTATACATTTGAAATGAATGAAGAATTAAGCACTCTTGCAAATTGGGGATTAGGAATTGCTACGGGAGTGTGTATCTACAAATTTTTAAAAGGATTGGCATCTGATATTTTAGATAGGAACACTGAAAAAATTATCAACAGTGTTATTCAATGGGATCTCAAAATATTAGCAAGAAAGGTTGGAGAACATTTAGAAAAAGGTGAAAAAATTTTATTTTCAGAAGATTTTAGATATTATAAATTCACGATTGGTGATTTGATAATTCTTATAGACAAACAAAAAAATATACTTTTATATTCTAATCCAGATGGTAAGATTAGTCATAATATAAAAATAACAAAAGAGGAAATAGAAGAATTAAAAAATTCTTTAAAAGAAGAAAATAACGAATAAATTATGAACGAAATAAATAATATTCAAAAATATACAGAATGGAATTCAATTTTAGAATTTCAAATTCCTAATGTTAAATTAGATGAATTTTTCTATAATATTAAAATTGCTGGACCTAAATATACTAAAATGTTAGTTCAATATTACAAATCATATGAACAATATGTTGATCTTTTAGATAAAAAGAAACACCAATATAAAATTAATGATATGTCAGGTGATATTTTAGGTACAGCAAATGTTGTGATAAAATGCTTCATTTTTGATAAGGAAGACATTGAAAATATTAGAGAAAATCTTGTATCTTTTGCATTAGCAGATTTTTATAATAATTTACCAGATTCATTAGATATTTTAGGTATAAAAATAAAACCGTTATCATTTATTGATAAAGAAGCAGCAAAATATACTTTTGAACAGACTATTACTTTTGATACAACATTAAATGTTATATCTACACTTGGTGAAATGACTTATGAAAACGAATTCAATGGTTATTATATCTGGAGTGATGAACGACACAATTAAAATGTATCTTTTACGCCACAAGCACAATGTAATCTAGAAATGAAATTGTAAAAGAAAAAGTTAAAGAAATTATAGAAAAATTAAAATAACAAATGATAGAGAGAGATACACAAATAAAAGAATTATACGATTTAAAACATATTAATGATAATATTGAAACAGGTTTTGATTACGAAGAAAATTTAATTAAAAATTCGTTTTCTAATGTAATGTTCAAAAATCCAATGACTTTTGATTTTTTAAATCAAATTAAACCACTTTTGATATATACAATTGAATCTAACTTAGTTGCAAGAAATTGGTTCAATTACACCGTTTCACGCTACTACTCCAAGCATAACAATTAATTCCGTGTAATTAAAAAAGTTTCTAACGGGACCAATAATTTTTTATATATACATATAAAAACTATATGTTATTAACAACAGAAATTTCAATTAAAATTCAAGGTGGAAATATTCATTATTATGAATCATTAGGTTATAGTAATATCAAAGTAAAAGATATAATTAAAATACCAATTGAACAATTACCTAAAACATCTCACGAAAAAGTCTTAATTAAATGTGATAAATGTGGTGAAGAAAAAGAAAGTTACTATTTTGCATATAATAAATATTTAAAAAACTCTAAGGATAATGAATATTTGTGCTACAAATGTAATGATAAAAATAGAAAATTAACATTATTAGAAAAATATGGTGTTGATGCGTTAATAAAAAACAAAGAATTTAACGATAAACGGAAAAAAACAATATTAGAAAAATATGGATTTGAGCATCAATGTCAATCAGAGGAAATAAAGAAAAAAATAGCAAATACAAATTTAGAAAGATATGGTGTAGAGCATCCAGCACAATTAAAAGAATTTAGAGATAAAATAAATGAGACTAATTTAGAACGATATGGAAATATTAATTCTCTAATAAATGAAAAAACATTAGAAAAAACATCTAATACAATGATTGAAAAATATGGTGTCAAATGTCAATTTCAAAGAGATGATATAAAGAATGAAATAATAAATAAAGCAAAAATAACTAAAATAAATCGAATTTTAGAAAAGAATAAAGATATAATTGAAATTAACTATAAAAATTCTTGCTATATAGTTTCATGTGATCAAAATAAAAATCATAATTTCACTATAGACCCTCATTTATATTATAATAGAAAAAGATATAATATTCCAATCTGCACTATATGTAATCCAATAACAACAAACATTTCAGGTAATGAATTAATGCTATTAAATTTTATTCAAGAACATTATAATAACGAAATATTACTAAATAATAGAACTATCATAAAACCATATGAATTAGATATTTGTTTGCCAGAATTAAAATTAGCATTTGAATACAATGGATTATATTGGCATTCAGAAGAACATAAAGATAACGATTATCATATTAATAAAACAGAATTATGTGAAAAAAATAACATAGAATTAATACACATATGGGAAGATGATTGGTTATTCAAACAAAATATAGTTAAATCTATTATTTTGAATAAGCTACATGAAACACCGATTGAAATTGATATATCAAAATGTGAGATTAAAGAAATTGATAATGATAATTTAGTAAAAGATTTTTTAGAAAATAATCATATTCAAGGCTTTATAAAATCTAAAATTAAAATTGGTTTATTTTATAATGAAGATTTGGTTAGTTTAATGATTTTTGATCATAATTATGAATTATTAAGATTTTGTAATAAGCTTAATATGAATATTGTAAATAGTGAATCACTCATATTTGATTATTTTATCAAAAAATATCAACCAAAGGAAATAAATTTAACAATCGATAGGTCATATCAGGAAAATTTTTATAATAAATTAGGCTTTAGACTTTATGAAAAAACATCACCAAATTGCTATTATATAAAGGATTTTATGAGATATAAAAAATTGGAAATAGATGAAAATGAACAATTTTTAAAAATATATGATAGTGGAAATTTAATTTATAAATTTATATATAGATAATAATTAAAAATAAAAGAAAAATATGAAAATTATAACTAATTATGGTGATTTTTTAAATGAAAATATTGAAGCACCAAAAGAAATATTAAATATTTTAGATTTTCTTAAAAATACTCCTACTGAAGATATTTTAAGCTTTAGAGATTCATTAAAGCAGATTGCTTCTACAAGTGAAAGTTTGAATGAGAATTTTATTTCTGAATATATTGATAAAATCAAACTTAAATTCAGAAATATGATTGATGATAGAATTTGGAAGTATTTAATTAATAGAAAAAAGGAATTTTATGTTAATTTAATTGATAAACTTAATATTTTTGATTTAACAACTCTTGCTGATATAAAAAGAAATTATCCGGGGTTTAAATTAGAATCATTATATTTGGCAGGTGGAATGGATAAGGCGGTTGATGTGGGTGCCGGTTGGAGAATTGTTGTGGAAAATGAATTTGAAAAAGATAAAAAAGTTAAAATAGTTCATATGCATGGTGATCCAGAATTTGAAGAAAGTGAGTTGCCAGAAATTGATTTAAAGGAATTTGGAAAAATTCATCCTAGGAGAGTAGTAAATGGTATTTATTTAGATCAATTTATTTCAAATCCAAATAAGACTAAACAACTTTATTCTAAGCCATTAATTATTAACCCAGTTAGAAAAGAAGTTGATAGAACAAAAGATAAAGATTTTGCAATTGCGGCAAAAAAATATAAAACATTTACACAGGAAACAGAACCAGAAGAATATGAACCTACTATGAGTGATATAAGGAAAACATTATCAACGAGCATTGAGTTTGGTGATGAACATTTAGTTAGACTTGCTGATGCTGTATTTTTAGGTCTAAATACCGCAGCAGCGGCAGGTACTTATGGTGAATTACAAACACAATCGTTTATGAATAAGCCAATCTTTGTGTGGATGAATGAGTCTAATTGGAAATTTTCAGATTTTTCTATGTGGACATTTCCTCACATATCTAAACTTATGAGGAATGAAAAAGAAATGAAACAATTTGTTAAAACTTTAATTACTTTTGCTCCTAAGTATTGATAATTTTACATTTCGTTCTTTTTGAATAGATTTATATTTAAAAATCACTTCTCCGGAAGTGATTTTTTTATCATAAAAAACCATGACACTAACAGATCCGGTCATACCACTCTCAGGACGAACACTATTAAGTTTAATTGTACCTAAATATTCATCTACTCTTACAAAATCTATTAATTCTTCAGGTACATATTCCCATTCTATACTATCAATATCATTAGGATTAATATAGATATAATCAAATTTATATTTTTCATATAATATTTCTAATTTGTTCATCATATAATTTATATATATATAAGTAAATAAAGTTTTTTAAATTATGAAAATGAGAAAATTCGAACAATTTTTTAATATATCACAAAAAAGTAAAAACCAAATACTTATAGAAAATATATCCAAACTAGATTTAAAATCTATCAATGATAAAGATATCATCAAATTAGTATGTGATTATGGATTATGTGTAGAAGATAGAGATGCATATGGTGAATGGAATCAATTTATGATTAGAAATAGACACGAAGAAGCAATGTTTCAAACACCAAAACAAATTGCTGATGCAATTTTAGAATTATTAAAACATGACATAAATACATACGCTGAAATAGGCATATTCAAAGGTGGTTCTCATCTTTTAATAAAAAATATATTAGAATTAAAAAATCCAAACTTAAAATCTGTTGGTATTGATATACAAGATAGACATTTAACAGAAGATATTAAAAATCATATAAATTTACATATTGGAACAAGTGAAGATTTTAAAGGTCAACCTTTTGATTTAGTATTTATTGATGGCGATCATTCATATGAAGGTGTAAAAACTGATTATAAAAATTTAGGTCAATATGCTAAAATTGTTATGTTTCATGATATTAATGATAGTACATGTCCCGGCGTAGTTAACTTTTGGAATGAAGTAAAAGAAAATAAAAAATATAAAGAATTTACTTATCAAACTAATAATCAACCTATTCAAGGTATTGGATTAGTATTTAATGAACCTAATTATCCACCTGTAAGACATCTATCATCTTATAAATCAGCAATTTCAATTTTAGAATCTGGTTATTTAATGAGTAGAAATGAATTAAAAAATCATATAGATATTGATAAAATCAAAGGAACCAATCCAAAAGACAAGTGGTGGGAAGAAAGAAAATATTTGGAAAGTCAAAAATTTGGAACAGAAGATTTAATATATTGTACACCTGATTGGTTTAATGATTCAGGTTATGAAACAGGTCATGGACCTGTTATGATATATTTTAAACCTTCTATTTTTGAAGACTTTAAAGTCACCTTAACAATAGAAGATAGTTTAACTGAAAATAGAAAGAGAATCTATAATGATATAGAAATTCAAAAAATCTATTCTGGTATAATTAACGAACAAAATTCAGATTATCAACTTGAAGCAACTAAAATTTTAGAAAATCTAAATCATAAAAATGAAAGAAGTCTGTTTAATACCAGCAAAGGAAGAATTTTTATCGAAGGTGATAGATTTTATAATAAATATTCTGAAATTCAAATACATGCAAAAAGAATTCCAATAAAATATATTGCAGAAATAAGGCTAACTGATAATTATTTTGATATTAAAGAATCAGACAAAATATTTAGAGAAAAATTACTTAAAATATTATAATGAACTATATTTAAGAATCAAGAATCTATTTCTTAGGTTTAACTATAATTTGCATTCTTTTACCTTCTAATTTAGGCAAATTTTCAGGTACACCAATTTCTTTTAATTCATCTGCAAATCTTAATAAAATTAATTCACCTTGTTCTTTATAATTGATTTGTCGTCCTTTAAAGAAAACAGAAATCAATACTCTATTTTTTTCAGTTAAGAAATTTTTAGCGTGATTTAATTTGAAATTAAAATCATGATTATCAGTATTAGGTGTTAATCTAATTTCTTTAATTTGAATTTCGTTTTGTTTTTGTTTCTTTTTTTGCTCTTTGTCTTTTTTCTTCTTTTCATATATAAATTTTTGATAATCAATAATTTTTGCAATAGGGTATGGATTAGCATTTGATATTTCAACTAAATCTAATCCCATTTCTCTTGCAAGTTTTAATGCATCTCTAGTATCCATAACACCATTTTCAACATTATCACCAATAAGTCTAACGTTTGGTACTCTTATTAAATTATTAATTCTGTGTTGTGCTTCTTTCTTCATGTTTTATTTATTTTTTAAATTGACTTCATAACTCAATTCATTGTTATTATATATTAATATATTATTTTTTTGTATTTCAATTTTATCAAAAGGAATAATTTTATTTTTTTGATATATTTTTTTAAGTAAAGTTATTCTATTTTTTGGTATGCTGCTAAAAGTATAAATACCATTAGATTGGGAATCAATTCTAAATTTAACTAAAGTCTTAGAATCATTAAAATTATTTTCATAAAAATTGGTTGTGTCTATTTCCAAAATAATATAATCATCAACATTTGATTTATCAAAAGTTCTAAGTTTATTTATAATATTTTCACAGTCATTAAAAGTTAAACTAAAATAAATTCTATCCAAATGATATTGTAATTTTGAAGTTGATCTTGGTAATAATCCATGTTTCATTATTTTTTCTAAATGTGTAATGTTTGTGGCGTGATATATTTTTTGTGGAACTACTATTTCAGTATCAAATTTAGATTCATAAAATAAAATTAATCTTTCATTATTTTTTATATCATTTTCAAAAGTATCATTTTTATATTTTAAGAAATTAGATTTTGAATTTATAAATATTTCAAATTTGGATATAAAATAACCAAAATTATTACATATCGCATTTATTTTTCGAATCTCATCAAATGAAATATGTTGATTTATGTCAATCTTAAAAGTTTCTTTGTCAAAATTTGGAGCAATTACAAATTCACATTCCGTTATTAACTCAATAGAGGTTTTTAAATTCTCAAAATATTTTGATATGGGATATGTAGAGATTAAGCCTTCGTTCAACTTTTTTATGTAATATTGATAATTAGAAATCATTTTTTAGTTTGATTTTTTAGATATAAAGTATAATCCAAATAGATTTTATCAAAAATATCATTTGAAAAATATTTTTCTAAATTTATTTTTCTAAAAGTATCAAAATTATTTATTTCTTTAACTAATTGATTTAAATCTTTTATTTTAAGTAGATATTGTTTAGCCTTATATTTATCTACTTTATTTTTAAGTAAATCATCTATTAATTTTTGCCATAAAAAAACCTTGTGACCTTTTTCTAACATAGAGAGTGCAGTTTTTACTCCAATATAATCCTGATCGTATAAAAACCGTAAATTCAAATCATCAGAAAATAAAAATTCAGTGTCAGTCGTAGAATTTATTCCTATACCAGCTATACTATTATTCATAAATAAGCTATCTAAATAACCTTCGAAAATAGTTACTGGTTTTTCCCAATCAATATTTAATATATTATAAAAATTTGATCTTTTATTATAGAATAATGCTTCTAATTCATCCAAAGGATCATCCGGATGTAACATATTATGTAATTTTTCAAAATTAAATGTTTTAAAGAGTCTTTTATTACTTGATTTTAAATTACGAATCTGTAAACCTAATACTTTTTTTCCGGATTTATTCAATAATACTATTACTTTTTCTTTCCATTTAGGTGAAATCGCATATTCTGCTTCATATATATTATCAAAATTTTCTATCAATCTATCATATTTTAAATATTGATAAGCAGCAGAATTGATTTTAATTGGCATAAATTTTGAAAATTGTGAAGAAGTATTATCATTAAATGCCGTTGTAAGAAAATCAATATCTATTAACCTATCCAATCTATGTATAACAAAATCATCATCCTCTTTCTTATACCTTATATTGGTATCAATATAATTGTATATATCTAATTTTTTTTGTAAATCGATTTCTATATTAAATGTCTTAAGTAAACGATTAAATGAACGTGAACATTCAGATTCATTAAAACATACGAAAAATAAATTTTTCATATACAAATTGCCTCTTTTTTTTGTCGGGTTTAAACTGTCTTCACAAATTGGACAACAAAAATTTAATCTGTCAGGAAAAACTTTAATTTTTCTTTTTCTTGGGTCAGTATGTACTTTATCTAAAATTTCTTGTATCTTTAATTTAATATATTCTTTATCTAATTCTTGCTCACTCATATTTTTTGTAAACTTTAATTATAATTTGATATAGTTTAAATAAAATAATTTGTTTATGTCGTTAAATAAAATAATCGTACTAGTTGGATCTAATAGTATCGGTGATACTCTATGTGCTATTCCAACCATTAAATATCTTAATAGAGTATATAAAAAAAATATTCATGTGTTTACACATCAACCAGATCTTTTAAAAAATTATCCATATATCACATTAACAGATAATTATAATACAGAAGAAGGTGATTTATTGATCGAAACCTTCAAAATAAAAGATTTTCTTCATCCTAGAACGGATATTAGACAACTGCACGCATTAAGTGCTGGATTTCAATTACTTCCAGAAGAAATGGAAATTCAATTTTATCCTAATACATATAAACCAATAGAAAATCTACCAGAAAAATATGTAGTGATTCATCCCACAAAAACTTGGCCATCAAGGACTTGGGAAAAACAGAGATGGCAAGATCTAATTAATAGATTGAATGACAATGGTATTCCAGTTGTTGCAGTTGGTAAAGATGCCAGTGAAAGCGGTTTTTATCAAATAGGTAAACCTGTTTTTGATATAAAAATCAAAAATGGTCTTAATTTGATTAATAAGATAGACATTCATCAAACTTGGCATGTATTAAACAAATCATATATAACAATTGCAATGGATTCAGGAATTTTGCATTTAGCAGGAACAACAGATACACACATTATACATTTAGGTAGTTCAATTAATCCAAAATTGAGAGCACCATATAGAAATGGTACACAAAATTATAAATATTCATATATTTTAGGTCAATGTAAATTATTTTGTGCATCTGATCTAATTTATAGTTTAGCCGAACACGGAACATATAGGAGTACCCCTCCTATTGCATTTTGCTTAGAAAGACCTGAAACAATAGGTAAAGATGTTGATCCAGATCCTAATATTTATAAATGTCATCCAACAGTTGAACGAGTTTATAATGAAGTTATTAAAATTCATTCAAATAATGAAATAATAAAACAAATACAAAATACAAATGTAGAAACAACTACAGAAACAAATATATCAATTATAGATTTAGAAACTATAATTGATAATACACCAAAAATTTCTCCTGAGATAAGTAATAAAGGTAAAATAATAATTAAATGGCAATAAAAAACAAAAATAAATTTAGAAATATATACTATAAAAAAGAAATATGATATTAGATACTCAAGTAGAGATAACTCTGAATAGTAAAAATAAACAAAAATTAATCAATCTAGGATATGAAGGTAAGGTAAAAGATAAAATTAAAATTTCTATTGAACATTTATCTACTGGTAGCACATGTGAAATAAATGTAAAATGTGATATTTGTAGTAAACAAAAAAAAAGTAAATTATCTCAATTATAATAGGCAAACTAATTGTTGTTCTGAAACATATTATTGTTCTGATTGTAAAATAATAAAAACTAAAGAGACATGTTTAAAAAAATATGGTGTCGATAGTCCTATGAAAACTAAAAAAATACGGGAAATTTTAAAAAATAACAATTTAAAAAAATTTGGTGTTGAAAATGTTTTTCAATTAGAAGAAGTAAAAGAAAAAATAAAGCAAACAATTTTAATGAAATATGGTGAAAATAACTATAATAATAGAGAAAAATCGAAAAAAACATGTTTAGAAAAATATGGTGTTGAAAATCCATTACAAAATAATGAAATAAAAGAAAAATCAAAAAAAAAACCTGTTTAAAAAACTATGGTGTCGAAAACTATATGATGAGCGATGAATTTAGAAAAATTTCAATAGAACACTTTAACACAAACAAAATTAGATTAATAGACGATAGAAAAAAATCAAACATGCTGAAATATGGTGTTGAAAATGTTTTTGAGTTAGAAAACATAAAAGAAAAAATTAAAAAAACTTGTTTACAAAGATATGGTGTTGAGTATCCTGCTCAAAATGAAGATATTTTTTTAAAAACTCAAAAGAAAAGATTTAAAATTGAAAAATATAAAAATACTAATATTTATTCTCAAGGATCATATGAAAAGGATTTTCTTAATAAATTTTATGATAAAATAGAAATACGAAGAGCCAAATCATTTATTTATATTTTTAATGAAAAGGAGCACTATTACCATCCTGATTTTTATGCACCAAAATTCAATTTAATAGTAGAAATAAAATCAAAATATATTTATGAATTAGAAATAGAACAAAATCAATTAAAAAGACAAGCATGCCTAAATGAAGGTTACAATTACATTTTTATTATTGACAAAAATTACACAGAAATTGAAAAATTACTATGATAGAAAAATCAAAAATAACAATAAAAAATAAAAAAGCAAGTCATGATTATTATTTATTAGATAAAGTATCAGCAGGTATTTGTCTTGTTGGAACAGAAATAAAATCAATTCGGGAAGGTAAAGTAAATCTAGTAGATAGTTTTTGCTCATTTACTGGTAATGAATTGTATTTGAATAATGCACATATCTCTGAATATAAATTTGGTAATAGATATAATCACGATCCAAAAAGACCAAGAAAACTTTTACTTAAAAAAAAGGAATTAAAGAAACTTCGCACTAAGACAGCCGAAAAAGGACTTACTATTGTACCTGTTACAATGTTTATAAATGAAGAAGGTTTTTGTAAAATTACAATTTATCTCGCAAAAGGAAAAAAATCATTGGACAAAAGAGAATCATTAAAAATAAAAGATAATAAAAGAGAACTAAATAGAAATTATAAAGATTTAAAAAAAGGTTAAAGATTATATTTTCTGGAAGCTATATAGAGTTCAGGATCTTTCATATATTGATCTAAAAGATCAAAATAAGATTCTTTCAAATAGTACATTCCACCTTCACCTATACCATTTCCTAAAATTATATAACCATTTTGATCAATTCCACTGCTGCAAGAAAATCTTACACCAAAAAATCTTGCTATTATATCATACTCACAATTAGTTAAATATCTTTTATATGGAAGTTTAGGTAACGTCCATTCATCAAATTTGTTCACCTGTTCTTCACTAAAAGCAGCTGGATTTAAAATATCATCTGGCTTCTTTCCCATATCACCATAAATCCAATTATCTAATTTTTCATATTTTTTAAATTTGGTTAT